GCAAGGTGGATTTCCTCCCGGCACCTCGCTTGAAGGCTTCGGCTGGATCTTGGGGCGGCTCGCACGATAAAGTGCCGGGGGCGTGCGGGCCCGGGCTGGCAGGTCTCGGTCTGAACCAGCCCATTGGAGGCTTCGGCCTGCCCTTCGGGGTTCGATCTAAAGTTAATAACACTCTACGGGAGCTCGTAGCCCCGATTGGGTTTATTGACTTTACTATATAAAACATATTTTTCAGATTATGGCAGATTGGGCAACGCAGTACGAGCAACTCGTGGCATCGGTGCCGGAGGTCTTCTATGCTGAAAAATCAAAGATGGTGCCAACGATTCACAGGCATACTTGCATCCCGTTCAATGCGGCGACTGCGGGTAAGATGTGTGAGATGATTGGTGCCAGATATTTACCAAATGGGGAGTGCTTGGACTATTGCTACTCACCGGGGCTGAATTCAACCAAATGGTGCAAGTGTGCGGAACGGATAACACCTATCTGGGACGGACGCCGCATCACGCTGAATGGGATTGGACGTGCTCACGGACGAGACATCGAAAGTTACAGGTACTGTATCTTAATTTGGAAATATCTTAAAACATAATCTAAACATTTTCTAGTGTACATTTGTTTAGGTGGTTGTGGCCGACTAATAATCCGGACGTAACTGGGACGAGCGGTGGTGGCTCGCCTCGCAGTGAGGAAGAGGGTTATGTGTACGGCGACTATCATGGTACACAGGGAGGTCCTAAGCCTAGAGAAGCATCTTATACAGCAAGCAGCTCTAGGAGTGGGTTCCCGGGCAGTGGGTGGTTACCGAATTGGGACTTACCTGAATGGGTCAGAAACGGGAGTATAAATACAGGCGACATTGGCAGTGTCGTAGGTTTTGCTCTACCGCTTCTTGAAGCGAATAATTTCATTTCCCCGATGCAAAAAGCTTGGTTAAAAATGATAGCAAGCACAGCACAGTTAGCGCAGAAAAAGACTGACCGTGAAGTGGAGGCACGTGAAAAACAAGGTGAGCAACGGGTTTTTGGGGATGTTCGGGCTAGATACAAAACTAGGTTGGACTCAGCTTCAGGAGGAGGAGGCTTCGACTTGTCTAATGTAACACCAAGTGCGAGTGGCGACGCAGCGGCCCTGACGCAGTATTTAGAAGGTAGGAATACTGTCCCAACGTTTGGTGAAGACCAACCGTTGCTAAAACGTCAAAAGGCGAACGAACCGAGCGTTGGCCAAACTCAGGGAGTCATGGAACTCCCAAAAACTACGAAGGAACCTAAGACGTCTGGAGCAATTACGGCGCCTTGGTTTGCAAGTCAGACGGTGAGTGACCCACCAGCAAGGCTACCTGTCGATACGTCCATAACCATCACGGATCAGGACGATGAAGGTAAGAGCGATGCTGGCTGGGCATCAGATGATATACAGCATTTGCTGTTGGAGCACCAAAGAGGTCAGCCACGAATAGAGGCTGCTGACGCATCTTGGTTACCGGAGTACAACCCCGAAGCGCGGACGGCGAGTCAGGAAGAGCTAATACAACTACGAAAAGAACAGAAAGGTGGCGTACCACTAACGAGGGACGAGTTACTGCTGTTCAATCAGTGGTTCTACAGAGATAAGTATCTGAGTGACGAGGAGCTCAAGAATCGCAGACAGGTACAGGCAGAACTGTCGGCTGTTGAGCAAATTAACCCGGGGTTGGTGAAATATAAAGGTAAGCAGTACAGTGGGGCATACGACTGGAAGGCACACGATTTTGTGTGGTCTGAGGTGGTGGACCAGCCCCCACTCGAAGTGGTACGTGAGGAGATGGAGACAGATGTCCCCGGCAAGAACCTCGACAGTGGGACTCTCAAGGCAGTTTCGGCGATAAACGACTTAATGAAGAAGAAAGTGGAGCCGGCGACAAGCTTCAAAGAGCTGGCTGACGGTAGGTACGCAGTGGGAGGCAGTAGTGTGCACTCTGATCACCAAATTGAGGTACAAGCTAACAAAACTGATCCGGAAAACATAAAACAAACGGCGATTACGGTGATACATCAATTGGCTGAACGAACAGCCAATTGGGTGACGTGGCAGGAAAGCGCTTCCCTGGGTTGGTGGGAGGTAAAGTATACCGTCAACTCAACACCGTACAATGCGCAAACCACTACCCAAGAGGTAAACGAGGAGATGCGTGTTATAAGTGGACACAACAATCTGTCCCTGTTCCGAAATAACTTTTATTTCAAGCCTACGATACCAGTCGTAATCGGTGAGTTGAAGCTCGCTGATGCTGGGGCGTATACAACGGGGGGTGTGGTGAACCAAAATACGGTTAAAAACGTGTTACCCGGGCAAATTGGTTGTGATGCGGCCATTGCAACCATCATCGCACCCTCTCTTTCCGACGGGAGGTTGCGGTATGACAACGTGGCACTGTGGGCAACAGGGCTAAGTTACTGTCGAACCCTACATGAGTTCGAGCTGCGTGCTGAACCAGTGGCACAAAATACACTCAAAAATGGCTCACTGATATACCGAAACATAGCCACAACGACTGATCAGGCGACTGTGGCTGCAGGTATTATCTCAGATATAAATGATGGCACTTTTGTCTATTTGGGCAGTGAGTTGTCATCAGATGACGTGGTAGTCATCGCGTGGATGGCGCAGGGAGTGGGGTCTATGCGTATGGACCCAGGTAGCACCCAGTCGTCTCATATGGAGCAGTACTGGGTGACTGAGCTGCAAAGTGGGTTTAAGTCGGCGATATATTGGTGGGATGGCCGTGCCCCACCGACAACGCTGAGTACGGACATAACTTCAGGTAGGTTCTGGGCGTCCTTGTGGCACTTGGCATCTCTGCGTGGTGAGACCGATCAACTGGTGGCTGCTATGACCACTATGTCCAATTGGCACAACGGTATCTTTGATAACATTTGGTACCCGCAAAGTGGTTTTTGGTGTGGTTTTAACTCCATGCTGGAGTGCGGATATACGGTGATTCCCCGACCGCGTGACTCCAACTTTTTGTGGCGTGCATTGGCAATCGGTGAGCCCCCACAAGATAGCGAGATCTGGGCTGAAGACGCGGCAACACTGAGCTCATGTGGAGTGGGCGAAATGGTACGTATCTCAGTTATACTGGGTATGACACTCAAGGGCTTGGCTCATATGGTATTTGGCTACTATAACATTGGTGGCCATGATATAGACAACTGGTTGCAAGGGTCTGAAAACGGTAGGGCGTTGGGGCCATTGTGGCAATTTATGATGACAATGCATGACCCCGATCAAAATACCATTGTGTTCCCCCGGTTTGTGTGCGCTCTAGCCTCACAGATGACGGACTTCACAATCAACCCAAGAGGTTTGTACATGGGTACATGGAATAATAATGGTAGTGCAAACATGTGGAACGCCGGGTATGGGCCATGGGGCACCTCGTTCGGGGTTTACCCACCAAGGGATCTTGACCCCCTTGTCCTTTGCCCACTGTGGAAGGGATTCTGCACTCAATGGGGTATACCCGGTGGTGATGTAAGTGTCAACTGGGGTAACGAGATAATCCCATCTGGTACTGGTAAGGGTTGGTATTCTGAAAATGATACGGGCGAAATCTGGAAGAAGAATCTTTCTGAGGGGCTGGGTATGGTCTATGACCCGTATGCTTTGATGCTCTACAACACGATTAACCAATGTGCCAGTGCGGGCACTAACCCAGGTAACCATGTTTACTTGCGGGTATGGCAGATGTCGGGCGATAAGGTAATATTTATTGAGGAGCAATCTCGTGAAATTGATTTGACTAAGTTCTATCCGGGGTTCAACTGGTTGAGGGCTTATAATTGGAAAACGTGGGACTGGGAGACTGAAACGGCGGTGCAGATGTACTGGAAGGTGGAGGATATCCCTGCCAATATGCGTCCATTCCTTGATCAAGGTATTGAAGAATTTAAGTTACCAGCGGCGGGTGCCGTGCTTCCACTGGTGGCTGAGACGAAGCTGATCAGCCCGATGAGATTGAAGGTATTGGGCATGATGAACCTGGGGCACTCAGGTAAACGTAATCCGAAACGTGGGGTTGACGGTTTGTCCAAGAATTTTGATGAACCACTCAGCAAGTACCCGGTGGTTGACGCGGAAACGAAGTCGGAAAACTAGCATGGGGACAGGTTATGCATGAACCAGTGGAAAAGACTTTTCTTAGAATTATTAGAAACTCAAGTATATTCTACAACTATATGGAAGATGGCAGACTACCGAACCTTGTGTGTAATGGTGCAGTAGATTATAATGCCATTGATATGCATGTGAATAATAAAATGAGTGCTGAATTACTTAATATATGGTTTCTTCGTATCTCTCGTGCAGCAAAGAAAATTCAAGTCGGAATGATAGAGCTAGAAAATTGGATGTACTATCCACAGCCTGTAGCCCTAAGCGATTTAGTTAAGATAGAAAGTGCTTATAGAGGTATGTGGATGCATAAACGCTTATATAATGTGTGGATGGCCTGTAATGGCGGTGAGTATCAAATAGGTGAAAACCCAATGATGCAGGAACTGTGGTTAGAAGCTTTTATGGAGGTTAAACCTCAGACTAGATTTTCTGCACTTAAGGAGACTTACATAACAGAGAGGAAACGTGAGAGAACGGCCGATAGTGGTAACATAGTTGAAACAGACTTTGAGGTTGCCAAATGGTGGCTCGAAAAATGGCGCACCACGGGCTACAAAACAGTGACTTTGGACATAACTGAGATACACTCTAACAAGACTGGCATCTACGTGATCGAAAAATTGGAACACAACATGAATCGTGATGATTTCAAATTGTTGAACACTCTCTACCCTTTCACAAGCACAGGTGATAAGGCGCACACTAACCTAGATTTTGCCACATTGGCATATAACAGTGTTAAGCAGGGGCGGGGGTCTGTAGTGAATACAGTCATAGCAACTGCCCAGATTGGGTCACCGAACCATTACATGACAGCGTGGCTGGCGGTGCTCTTAGGCACGCCTGCTAAACAAAAACTCATGGAACTGGCCGTCTTAGCCAAACTAGATAGAGCGGAGATATGGTCACAAAAAGCTTTCTGGAAAGCTGTTAGCACAGCTGTGAAACGCGTAGGCCATGACGTGTCTGGCAATAAGCTGCCAGATGAGATGTTAGCAAGTATGATATATATGGAGTTACCATGGGGTAGAGACGTGAATATAAGTAAATGGGACGAAGAGAAGGTGAATCGTACAGTAGATAAAATAGCTATGTTCGACCCACTGACTGGGGAGCAATTTGAAGAGAGTGTTCAGCCTGATGTCAAGGAGGTAGTTAGTGAACTAATACCAATGAAAGTCAACTATGTTACATGGCCTGAGTTCGTTAAGCGTAGACAGTCTTGGGTTAGTAGTGGCAGTAGTGGAGGTGCCAAGTTGGCCACAGAGAGCGGAGCGATTAGGCTAAACAAACAAGCTTACTTTGAGACAGTCCCAGACAGTGAGATGTCGATGTGGTTGTACAGACAAAAACCAGCTGTATATGGTAAAGGCAGTGAGAAGTTCGAGCCCGGTAAGGCACGCGCGATTTACGGAACTATGCCAATTGATTACTCAATATTCAGTTACGTGTTGGGACCGCTTGAACCCGTCCTATATCATGTGATAGGTGTTGAAGCTGGCTTAAACGGTTTAGACGAGGTTATGACAATTGCCAGACGTGTAGCTCTAATTCAGGGCGACGAAGTTGAGGCCACAATGTTAGATTACGCAGACTTTAATCGACAACACACGACTGCGGCCCAAGCTTTACTATTCCGGGTGATAGCTAAGAGATTAGAGTTACTAGGATGTGAGCCTGATGCTGTCTTAGCCGCGTTGTGGTGTGCGGATGCACTAGAGAACCAGTGGGTTAAGTTTCCAAATGATGACACCTGGTATCGAGTGGTGCAAGGTATGTTCTCAGGTATTAGAGCTACTAATTTCATAAATACCTTGTACAATGAAGCTTACAAGCGGTGGGGCAGTAGGAAGGTAGCTCAATACTTCTCTTTGTACCCACAAAATCAATATAGCATAGCGCAGGGTGATGATGTTTGGCTCACCAATAAGAGCAGGCTCTGGGCAGTGGCTTTGTTTAACTGGATGAAAGCAAGCGGTTTCGTGTTCCAAGGTAAGAAACAAATGTTTGACCAAGGCCGCGGCGAGTTCCTAAGAGTCCTCTATGGTTCAGGCGGGGCACGTGGTTATGTTATCAGAGCTATAACCACCTTAATCATGAAACCGGTCCAAAATACGGTGGAGGTAGGACCCGCAGACAGAGCACTTAGTCTCAATTCGCAGTTGCAGACAGTGTATAGGCGCGGGTACGGTCTACAAAGCACCCGTATACTTTGGGACAGTATTATACCCTGGTCACTACAAGTAGTGACTACTGAGTTACGAACTTCAATACCAAGAGCGATAGCTATGAAGGCACGCCGTTTCGGTGGTTTAAGTTTGAGTTTGCCAGATGAGATTAACACTAATACAGAGCCCAACCGCAGCGTACCTAACGAGCCTTTAGACACAAGTGAGCTAGAGAGTCTCGTTGCTAAGAATATGACAAACGCATGGGTGCAAACGATAAGCCAAGGTTATGATAAGGCTTGGAATGCACCCGCAGTAGCTGAGATAGTTCATAAATCCAACGTGAGCGGCAGCGCTACTGAAATAATGCGTAAGAAAATGTCATTACGACTGGCTAGGCGGGTTAGGAAATGGCGGGCATCACTAACGACAGCACAGCTGGAATACAAGGTGGGTAAGCCATTAATTGAGCCAAAGAGGGGTTGGTTTCTGACTGTTCTCAGGCAAGGCATAGAATTGGTCGCGTCCGCACCTGTATCTATCAAATTTGGCTTCAATAAAGAAAATATTCTACAAGATATTTATGGTGCCATTAGCACTGGGCCGTTTAAAGATCTGCCAACTATTCAAAAGGCATTGGGACTTAATGGCATAGATGCAATCGTGACGGGTGTAAGTATGGGCCGTAACCAATATAAAGTAGCACTGGCTCAAAGACAACTATCCGTCATGCGTAGCAGGCTTGGAGATGCAGTCACCGTCAATGCAATTATTGATGGACCCAGTGTGGAGAGCGTGTGGGCATACTGGCTGCAACCAATACAGATGAGCTGGGTGGCGTCAATAGCAACAACTGCAGCCATCATCGATGCAAGCGCAAAGGGCATAACGGACTTAGATGAGTGGCGTGATATGTTAAATTATTATATTGCACGTTGTATGAGTGATGTATTGCATGATGGTACATTAGCTAACCTGTCCCACTGGTAATTTAATTTTTAGAAACAACATAATCGTTTTATATAGTGTTCGATCAGATCCCCCAGAAGGGGGCATATAGAATCGGG